GCACTTCAAGGTCTCGTCCCGCTTCTCGCCCCTCGACGTCAAGATGTACGGCGCTCAGTTCCTCTCGAACGCCTTCGTCCCGACCGCCGCCAACGCGCTCGCCGAGAAGTGCCTCGCTGAGATCGGCGCCCTCATCACTGTCGCCAACTACGCTTCTGGCACGAACACCGGTGCTTCCCTGACCTACGCTGAAGTCGTCGCCTCCAAGGGCGTGCTCGACGCCGCCAAGGCCGCTGAGCCCCGCGCGTTCATCCTGAACCCGACCTACGCGAACGGCCTCCTCGGCGACGCGACCATTATCGGCAACTCCGTCCTCGGTGCCGGCATCCTGACCTCCGGCCAGATCGGCACCCTCGCTGGTGCCTCGGTCTACCAGTGGAACAGCCTCCCGACCAACTCGGAAAGCCTCGCTGGATTTTCGTGCGGAGCCGACGCCATCGCTTGCGCCAGCGCGCTGCCGATGTCCGAAATCCCGGGCTTCGAAGTCGCCAACGCTGTCGACGCCGACACCGGCCTCGGCGTGCAGGTCCTCATGGGCCAGGAGCAGTCCGGCTACTACAACGTCACCGCCACGCTGCTCTTCGGTGCCGCTGTCGGTCGCGCGACCTCGCTCAACCGCCTCACCACGGCCTAATCAGCCGCCGCAAGGCAAACAAACAAGGGCTCCGCAAGGGGCCCTTTTTTGTGCCTATCCCAAACAGGGCAAAGGAAAGATGAGTCTCTACTCTGAGTTTCTGGCTGACGCGAAAGAGATGATCGCGGACTTCGGCGTGGCCGGGTCGGCCAACTCCGGGGCCATCACCTTCTCCTGCCTCATCTCCGACCCTGCGGTCGCCACGGTGCTCGAAGCAGGGGGGTATATGGAGCGGACCCAGTACTCGGTCAGGCTCCCCGCTGTAACGGCCTCCTGGAGCCTCCCAGACGGGTCTACGGGGGCATCGGCTGCCATCATCGCCTCGGGTGCCGTCATCCCGTCCCTAGCCCAGGGCAAGAAGATTGTGGCCGGCGGGAAGACCGTCCGCATCACGACCCAGACCTACAAGCCCGGTTCGGCGTGGGTCACTCTCCTCGTCATCGACGACAACCAGTAAGGCCATGGTGACGGTCACCGTGAACCCTAAGTCCATGAATGACTTCATGGCCACCTTGCGGCGCCTCTCAGCTGAGACGGGCACCGCCGAGAAGGACACGGCCAAGAAACAGGCCGCCCTTATCTGCGAAGACATGGCCCGCTTTACGCCTCCCCTGGTCAAGGGCGGGGGCGGGGGTCTGAGCAAGAAGGCCGAGACGGCGGGCAATCAAGCTATCGCCGGGGACACGCGGAAGATGTTCATCGCCATCGGCGACCGCAACCCGAACAGCCAGAAGGCTATCGTCTTCCGCAGCCTGTCCCACGCCACGCAGACAAACAACCGGGCGGCGTTCGACAAACTTGTCCGCAAGTCCAGCCTCGAGTCCCTGAGCATCTCGCCGATCATGTCGCGTATCCTCAACGACCCCAACTATGACCGGGCGTTCCTGAAGGCAAAGAACTACCTCGCCCGCGTCCCGGTCAACTCCAACACCTACGGCTTCAACACGGTCACCGACATCAAGGGCGAGCACAACGCCATCAAGGGCAAGTTCGGCGGACGCATCAAGAAGGGTCAGCGCATCGGCCAACCCCGTCAGCTCGTCGAAAGCAAGCAGGCCCTCGACGACTACGTCAGGACGCGTCAGGTCGAAGTGGGTCGCGTCAAGGCCGGATGGCTGCGCTCCCTGCTCACCCTGCCTATGCCCTCGGGCAAGAACGGCCCAATCAACTACGGGGCCGACCTCCGTAAGGCGACCTACATCGCCCGCCACGCCGGGGCTGGCGGTTACTCCCGCGTCGTAGAGACGAGCAAGGAATACATGATTACCATCGGCAACCTTATCGGCAATATCAACGCCGTGGCGACCGAGGCCGATGCCGTCAATCTATCCCTGGCTAACCGCGAGAAGCAGATGGCCGCAGACCTGAAGGCGTACATCGAGCGCATGAAGCGGCGTAACGGCGTCTAACCTCCCATAACGGGCAAAGGAAATGGGCACCAAGAGCATCCGGCACATCGTCGAAGCCACTATCGCGACCTACCTCTCGACCCAGACCGGGCTGACCAACGTCACCTTCCTGACCGGGGATAGCGCCGCGACCCAGACCCTGCCCAAGGCCGTGGTCCTCTGCGACTCAGCCCGCAACCCTGCCGACCTACCCGAAGGCGAGGGCAACTATTCCTGCTCGGTCCGCATTACCCTTTTCTCCAACGCGGACGACACGACCCTCGCCGATCACCGTGCCCGCTGCGCCGCCCTGTCCGGCAATATGCGTGACCTGACCAGCATCAAGGCGGCCTTCGTGACCAGCACCGACGCGACCTGCTATGACGTCACGATCGGCTCCGAAGACGAGGGCATCGACGAACGCTCTTGGGCGACGGCTTTCTCCTTTGACGTGCTGGTGGTCCTGCCTGCCGCGTAACCTTCCAAACCTCGCATATTCAAATGGCCGCCATCTCTAACGGAACGACCTGCATCTACGGAGTCGCAGGCACTGTCTCTAACCTATTCGTCCAGAGCTACAGCCTCTCGTCCTCCTTCAACTCGGACGTGACCGTTGTCGACGAGGCCGGCCTTACGAAGACCCACCGTCTGGACGACCGTAAGTCGGAAATCACTATCGAAGGCATCGCCAAGACGAGCTCGATGCCTGTCCTCGGCGCCGCCCTGTCCTTCACGGTCAACACCCTTTCGGCCTACCCGGCTGGCTCGGCCTCCGCATCCTTCGTCGGCACGATCACCAAGATTGACGACAAGGGCTCGAACAAGGGGTTCACCGCCGTCACGATTACGGCGATTGATTACGAAGGCATCACGCCTGCCTAATTGACTTCCCCGCAAAGGGGGTAGCATCAAGGAAGTGGACCGCCGCTTCCTAGACGCATACATCGACCCGGCGCCTTTTCGGTTGCTGGGTCGAACTATGTACCCCTGGTGTCTTAAGTACCGGGTGCGTCTGATGGCCTTTGACTCCCCGCTGGTCACTGGCTCTCGCGGCATCAGTCCTGCCGACCTTCTGTTCGCCTGCAAGGTATGCGCCGAGGAACCGCTAGGGGGTAAGATTGGCTTTGTCGACGAGCTGAGGCTGATGTCCCTGTCCCGCAACCCTGCCAAGTTCGAGCGCCTGCTGGAAGCCTTCGCCGGCTACATCCTCGTCCAGGATTGGCCGAAGTTTTGGGAGCAGACCAAGACTAAGTCAGGGGGCGGGGACAAGGGTGTGCCGTGGCCTCTTAGCATCGTCGCCAACCTCATCGCCTGTGGCATCGAAGAGAAACGGGCTTGGGAAATGCCCGAGTGCCAAGCCATCTGGCTTAACTCTGCCTTGGCTATCCGCAAAGGTGCCGACGTAGCGATCATGTCGCCCGAAGAGGAAGCCTTCATGGCCGAAGAGGAAGCCAAGGAGGCTGCTTCCAATCAGGCAAAGGAAAAGACACCCGATGAGCCAATCCCTGGAACTTAACATCAAGACGACCTCAGAGGTTCCGCAGGCGATGGAGAAGGCCAAGGTCGCTACCGTTTCCTTCGCCAAGCAGGTCGAGGACATCCAGAAGAAGTTCAGCACGGCGTTCAAGGACATCGCCCTCGGCTTCATCGCCCCGATGGTCCTGCTCAATTCGGCCATCAATTACATTAGCGCGGCAATCGAGAAGCGTAAGGCTGACATCAAGGAGGCTTACGACTTCGCCGTTAAAGCAGAGTCTAAATATCTGGACTCAGAGACTGTCGTCCTTGCTAAGACTCGTGCCGCCAGGGAGCAGGATGAAAAGGAACGGGAGATGGCCAAGACAGCAAAGCTGACCGAATACACCAAGTTCCTAGAACAGCCGGGGATGCGTGACAAGGTCGCCGAAGAAATCGGCGGATTCCGTGGCTTCCGGCTTAAAACAGGCATCGACGCGAACGCCGCCGAAGACATGGCGAAGGATGCCGATGTGCAGTCTGTCATCGCCCGATTGATTGCTCCTGCTGTCGCCGCAAGCAAGAAGGCCGCTGAGATCAGCGCCGAACCTAAGAGGGCTGGCGAATTCAAAGGCCCGGAAGGCTTTGGAAAGATTGTCGGGGTCGGTGCCAACCCGGTCATGGAGGCAATGTCTGCCCAGCTCGAAGAGCAGCGCAAGCAGACCGCGTTGCTTCAGCAAATCGCAA